TGTAACATCTGCTGCTAATGCAGGGATGTATTTAACGTTCTTAATACGTACCCATTTCTTCGGTGCGTATAGAGCTAGAGCCCCGTACCAAAGGACTGTGAACGTGTAAGTAGCGTTCATTTGAGCAAGTGGTAAACGCATCATTGGTAGTAACTCAAGTAAGCTAACTACTTGTGGGTTCATTTCTCCAAGGAATACGTCTGTAGTTTCAGGAATAACTTCGTTTGTATCAACGAAAGTGATTACGTTTCCTGCTGCTTTAGACATTGCTACACGAGCGATTTGGAAGTAATGACCAGTTTCTTTACCTTGACGGTAGATAACTACGAATTGTGGTTGCGCTTGGTATAAAGTTTGTAGAGTGATTGCTAATGATACAGAGTCAGTTGCACCTGTAAGAGTAGCTACTACTTCTTGAGAAGCGATAGACTCAGCTTCGTCAGAGAATACTACAACTTTGTAAGAAACGTTAGGAACGTCACTTGCAGCGAATTTACCTTTACCATCTTTAACGATTGTTGCTACAACCGATTGTGGTGGCATTGGAGCGTTTGCTTGTGGTAAACGATCTTCAACTAATACGTTGTCGTTCTCCATGATTGTAGAACCGTGTAACTTGATTGCTCCACGTACTGAGTTGAATTGAGTTACAGTGTAACCTGTAGCCATTCCGCCCTCAGCAGCAGGTTGGATAACACGTTGACGGTCTAGTAAGTTGTTCATGAACTCAGCTTGTACACCAATTGGCATAAATGCGTCTGTAGCACGACCGTAACCTTTACCTACTACAACAGCAGCTTTGTTTAAGATTTGCTCTGTTAAGTCTGCACCACGTACATCTAATACGTTTGTTTTTTCATCGATAAGTTTGTGTAAACCATCGAACTCGATACCTGCTTGAGGATCGATGTCGTTAGATAAAGCAGCGTCTCCGTAAAAAATCGCCCACTCGATAGACTTAGCAATAACCGAAATCGCATCGTCAGTTAACACTGTCATTGGGTCAGCAATGTTGTTAACTAAGCCTGCTGCGATCGATTGTTGTTTAGTGTCAGATAAGAATTTCATCTGAACTGTCTTTTGACGAATGTTAGGGTCGTTGATAGATGCTACCCCAACCTCACGAACGAAGCGGCTGTGCCCTGTACGTCCATGTTGATAGAATACAGCGTATTTAGCTACTGTGTTGTTGATTTGTTGCTTGCTAATCATTGGGTAGATTGTGAAGTCATTGCTAGTGAAAGCTAACATTTTAACTTCTTCGTCAAGGAACTCACGTCTTAAAGCTGCTGCGTTTTGTTGCGTATCAGGCGTAATTCCTACCCCAGTTGTAAACGACTTCGAAAGAACTTCGTTAATTTTCTTCTCAGCTTCTTCAGGTAATTTACGAACCTCAGGCTGTGTTTGGTCTTTGTTTAACTCGTTACCCATGTATGTATCTTCCCTTCTAGTTGAAATCTATTTTGATTTAATAGTTACCGTATGTTTGTCCATCCTATAGTCAAAAGCAAAGGTGGGCTAGGAGGAGGAACCCACCGTTTGCAAAGCTCTCTCAAGCTTTCATGTTCCTAATATAACACTTTGTACTGAATTTTTTGAATTTTTAAATATTTTTTAAAACTTCTTTGAAAACTTCAACATCTTGTGCTGTACCATCGCCACGTTTTACTCGGCTAACCGCATTACGGATACCTTGAATCGTAGCAGGGTGCATTTTGTGATGGTTAGCAACTACGTAGTCAGAAATCTGTGTTACGTGTTGTTTAGCATCGAATACTTCCTCTTGTGGCTCTTCAGCAGCAGGAGCTTCCTCTTGTGGCTCAACCTCAGGAATACCATTAGACTTAGAAATAAACTCTACAGCTTTTCCTTCGACTACTTCCTCTTCTTCAGGCTGCTCTACAGATTTTGCTACTTCTTCCTCAACCTCTGTAACTTCTTCTTCAGTTTCAGATTCAGTAACAGGCTCTTCCGCAGGCTTCTCTGCTGATTTTTCTAACTTCTCAGTTAGATCAGTGATAGATTTCATCACAGATTCTAATGTAGATTTAATACCGTCTACATCACCTTGTAACGAACCGTGTGACTTAACAATAGCTTCGAACGCACGAAGGAACTCTGCGCCTGTAGGAGCTGTAGCTTCTTCAGACTTCTTAACTTCTTCGTCTTTGTCCTTATCTTTGTCTTTGTCCTTGTCACCTTTTTTGTCCTTGTCTTTGCCTTTGTCTTCCTTGTCCTTATCCTTGTCGTCACCGTCTTCGTCTTTTTTAGACTTTTCTACTGGTTCTTCAGCAGCTTCGGGTTCAGCAACAGGTTCTGCTTCAGGCTCAACAGCAACTGGTTCTTCAGTTACAGGCTCCTCTTCTTTGCCTTCTTCCTCTTTAACAGGTTCAATAACCACTGGTTCTTCAACAGGTGTTACTACTTCAGGCTCCTGAACTGGTGCAACAGGTTCTGCTCCTGGGACTTTAATTTCCTCAGGTTTTTCTGCCGACTTTTCTAAATGTTCTGATAATTGAGCAAATGATTTATCTTTAGCCATTTATGAAACTCCCTTCTATTGTTCGGACATTCTTTCCATCTGAGCTAGAATTTCTTTAGCTTCGTTTCTAGAATATCCCTTCGAAATTTGTAAGAATAATACAGCGCTATCGTCAGTGTATCTTCCCATAGCATCTAAATATCCGCCTACTTCTTCCCAAACGTTCTTGAACTGCTCCTCATCTGTTTCCTTCAGTGCCCAAGATAAGTTATATAAACTTCTTGCCAGGCTGTCAGGATTCATTGCAGCAATGCCTGTACTGTCTTCAGGTGTCATTGCATACCCAACTTGGAAACTCTTCATGAAAGCGTCCCAAACAGCGTTAGGATTAGCAGGGTTAGTTGTAACTGCTACGTTCGTAACATATGTACTCTTGATAATACGAGGATCGCTTTTATCACGAGCTCTAGCAAAACCTTCGATAGAGAATCCTATCTTACGGTCGATACCTGACTTTTGGATATTCGTTGCCAGGTTCCAAATGCTTTTCGCATAAGGATTGTTTTTATATAGCTTACCTTCTACAAACAAGCCAACGTCATCTACGTGAGTACCTTCAGTAGGAACGCCAATCTTATACTCTTCACCTTGATAGTGCTCATAGTTTAAGTAACCGTGAGTGATTAGGTGGCTAATGTCGATACCTTTAGGATCAACAATGTCATCTTGTAAATCAAGGTCAGGAGTTGTAGCGTACCCTTTCAGGCACCAGGATTTACCGCTAGGGTCTTCATTACTTTTGCTGATAGACTCTTCAATATCAATTGGTACGAAGAGGTTAACCTTGTTTGTCAAGGGGTTAATAGTGTTCATAGGGTGCCCTCCCCTCTAAGTGGTGTGTGCTATACAAGCACGTTTTGATGCTACTAATATAACAGAAGCACCACTTAGTTGAGGATTTTTTAGGACAATGTTTCTTTTCGCTTATCAATCATGTATAAACGTTTACCATCGATTATCCCTTGCAGGTACTCTTTGGTATCGTCACCTTCACAACCGAACTTAGGAAGCTTCTTGTACTTAGCGATTCTGTAACCATCATTCAAACCTTTTTTATAGTTAGTGAGAGCCATTAGTCACCTTTCCCTCCTTGCTTCATAGAGTTCGTGTTCTTAGCGCCCTTTAATTGACCGTCCTTGCCTACGTCTTTGTTAAAGGAACCTTTACCGTTAACATTGCTAGAGTCACCATTCATCCCTTTTTGTTCTGCCTGGGACTTTTCCTCTTTCGCTGTTTGGGCAGGTTTGCTTCCTGGAACTTGTCCATTAGGAGTCATAGCCATTTGTTTTTCCATCATCTCTTTTTGTAGTAATTGACCTAAACGTTGTACGTGAACACCTGCAAGAGTTACGTCTCCACCTTCGATAGGAGGATAGCCTAGCTCGTTACGAATGTCATTGATTGTTAATCCGATCATAGCTTTTGCTTCCAGGATTTCAATGATTTCACGTTCAGTTTGTACATCTCCACCTACAAAGCTGAAAATGTACTTGTCTCCAAATTGAGCTACGATGTATTTGTTAATAGCATCCTCGATGAATTTTAGTAAAGGCTCTAGCCCTTTATCCTTCGAGCTACGATGTTTCTCTTTCGTGCTGCCTTCGTTTAGTGAATTACCACTACTACCTGTAGCTCCAC